CATCAGAGCCCATTCCTCAGTGCTTGCGCCACCTACGTTTAAGTAATCTGCTTCCTGATATCTCTGTTTTACTCCCATAGTTATCTCCTTTTCTGTAAATAGATAAATTCACATTGTATCGCATACCGGGCTGTCTGTGTCTCATTGTCCGTCATATAGCCGTTTGTTGTCGCCCGGATATATCGTGGCTCTTTAGACTCTCCCAGTACCGGAAAATCTCCATTCCTGGTGCATTTTCCCAGCCACTCTGAAAAATGCTCATAAAAATCTGATGTATCGATGTTTTCTGCTGACCCGAAGAATACCCTGCTGCAAAAATGAAAAGCCACCCTGCGGACGGTATCGCCATTTGCATACCGCTTTATAACCGGATTGGCCGGAACTGCTTCGATCATGTAATTCCTTGGATTTTCGTCCAGAGTATCCACCTCTACTTTGGCCACTTCTGAAAACATCTCTGAGAATTCATCCAGATACGGACATTGCACTGCAATAAATTCCCGGATCGCTCCGATCACACTCATCCTTTCTTTCCTCCACAAAATTCTGCCACAGTTTCTACGATCTCATCTCCCCGGTCGGCCCACATGCGCTTGTCCCATTCTTTACCCGCCAGCGGAGCCCTGCTCCTGTTTTTGCCTGAGTTTTCGTAATATTGCCGGCGGGCATAGGGCTGACCGTAAGTAATGTGAGTTGTATGCTCTACTGCTGTCTGCTGCAACGTTCCTGTCAAATTTGGGACATAAGGGACACACAGTCTTCTGACCTCATGTGTAAAAAACTTTTGTCCTTCCCCATTTTTATTCAGAGACCGTTTCAGCAGAATCCTCTGTTCGTCATCCATCTCAATTCTCACCCTCGTTTTACCCATCAGCCACCTCCGATCCGGATATGCGGGTTGGATCCGCGCCGGTTGTCCGAATGGCTCAGGATCACTCCTGCCAGATAACCACGGCTTTTCAGCTCCGTATCCCTTGTGATCTCGTCCTCGATAACTCCCTTGGCGATCAGATCACCGTTCGCTGCTGTCCAGTAACCCGTTGGATCTTCCAGTCTGGCGTACTCTGCCGGTTCCACGAAGATCTCCTGTCTTTCTTCGGTCGGGACACGGATCTTGATCACATCGGCGCTGTTTAAGCCTTTCTCACCTACAGAAACCTTCTGATCCGTATACCAGTGGACATCCCGGAGGATGGTTCGCACATAGACCGTCTGGCGGGTCTTCTTGTCCACCCGCTTGTTATAGATCGTTACATCTGCATTTGTGATCATTCTTCATCCACCACCAAATCCATCAATCCTGTATTGCTCAAATACACCTCTGCGATTGCATGTAGCGTCTCATCCTGTGATTTACTCCTGTCGTATGTTACAGAATAGCCGTCATTATTTTCTGACGTTTTCCCATCCTGTTTTTCATACTGGTACGCACATTCACACATTTCACACAGCGCTGTTTTTGCCTGTTCCGGCCAGTTATTCTCACTCATCCGATCAAATGTATACCGGTTCAGTCTGGCTCTCATTTTGGTTTCCAGAGTCTTCCAGCGGCTCTCTGGTATTCGAGAGCCACCGTAATTGTCCTGGTAGTATTCATACGTTACTTCCATGCAGAATCCTCCGTATTACGCGCCTTTCACTGTGTGAACGTAAATTCCAGCTTTCTTGTTATCTTTACATTCTGCAATACCAACCGTTCTGTAACCGAATTTCCATGCATCTGCATCCTGGTTCTGATCCGGTGTGATAATTTTGGAAACCGTATGTTTCTGATACTGGATAGTCGCCTGTTTATCAATAATGATAAAGTTCATGGCTTTACCTGCAGTATCTTTTGTAAAACCGCCAGCTCCGTTTGTATTCAGTTTGATTTTGTCAAAGAATCTTCCTTCAGGAATCTTTGAAATCCCTGCAAAGCCTTCCACAGCTTTCTTGGAAGCTGTGGTATCCAGGTCATCGATCATTCCGGCCAGTACCGGGTTGATAAACAGATAACAGGTACCCAAATTTGCTTCAGAGTTTTCGATAGAAGATCTTGCTGCACGAATAGCTGCCAGTGCCGCTTTTCCATCTGCCAGATCCGCTCCTACCGTTGTGACTCCGGTTAACTGTGCATAAGATGCAAGTCTCCATGCGTCCAGTTCCGGGATAACCTGGGTTCTCATGAACTCACTAGACAGTCTACCAAAAGCAATGCCTGCAGATTCAATGTTATCCATTGCATCTACTGCAAACATACGACCTCTGTCGTAGGTACATTTCTTGGTTTCATATTCCAGAGTTACATCACCGGCAACATATCCGGTTGTTTTGCTGTAATCTGCCAGACCCTGCATAGACATTTTCGGAATCAGGATCTCATTTGCATTTGCTCCCTGCTGTACCAGTTCGTTCGGTCCGTCCAGCATGGATGTCAGGGATGCTAATTTGTACACCTCATCCAGAAGTGTAGAATACTGTTTTCTCAGTGCAATTATATTTGGCATATTTTTCTACCTCTTTCTTACTTTGCTTCCGGCAGACCCATGGCAGAACGGATGGAAGCCAGATTATCACCTCCGATATCTGCTCCGCCTTCGCCACCAGTACCGCCTACCGGATTGTTGATGGGTTCCTTTGCTCCGAACAGATATCCGTCTGACTTTTTCACATCTTCCAAAGCCTTCTTGATATCCTCGGACTGGTTCTTCGATTCTTTCAGAGTGTCCATGTCCAGCATCGCCATGACAGCTTTCTCATTTCTTCCTCCTGCTGCCCGGATCGCATCTTTCACAGAATCATGGAACTGGCGGTCTGCTTCTTTTGCAGCATATTCAGCATCCTTTGCCTGCAGATCTCCCTGCAGTTTTGTGATCTGTCCCTGCAGATCTTTGACGTCCACACCTTCAAACTCTTTAAGCCTGGTATTTACATCATCCAGAGAGGTCTTATAGTTATCTCTCTGTGTAACGGCATTGTCGTACTCACTTTTTGTACGATAATTTTCTTTCCATGCTTTGTCAAAATCTGCTTTCTTGTCCGCTGGAACCTCCAGACCAAACTCCTTCAGAATCTCCTGAATGTTTTTCATTGCTTTTTCCTCCTGAAATCTTTTATTGACCGCTCTTTCAGCGGTGTGGGATATAGCCGGTTGGACCTCCGGCAGGGTATGTCCAGTTTTTAGCCATATGGCAGGGCATAAAAATAACACGCATTGCTACGTGTTTATGTTCTGTCGTACTGTTTTGTTTCTCCGCATTTTACACATCTGCAGATATATCTTCTGTTCGCAACATCGTAATGCTTCCGGAATCTGTGTTTGCAGAACTTTCTCCGGATCCAGTGATAGATCTTTTCTACCAGCATGTCCTCACCTCCTTGCACTGGTGCAATTCTATAAAAAATGGCACAAAAATACCACCGGCCATTATTGACTGGTGGTAGCTACAAGACTATTGCTTTCAGTGCTTTCTTGTATTCAATTTCTAACTTACGTTTAAATTTTTCAATCTCTTCTGGCTTCATTCCCGGTTCTGCTGATGCACAAATGTCTGGGGTTTCTTCTGCCAATATTTCAGTTGCCCTCGGCTGTTCCGCATGCATTGCATCGTACTCATCAACTAATGCATCTTCAAGGATAATAGAAAACTCATATATATCTTCCGGAGTATTTTCAAGAAAATCCTTTATATAATTCATATATTTTCTAAAGACCAGCATCTGTCCATTCCTCCTTTTTATTTTTTCTTCGAACAATACTAACTATATCACCGGAGTTTTTATTTTTTACAACTACAAGCTGTTTGCTTGGGCTGAACCAAATCATTTTCTCTTCTCCTTCAGAATAATTCGGCATAGTTTTTATTAGACCGAGCACATCTTCTTCGTGAATCACTTCATATCCTGGCTTATTTAATCTTGGTAATCGACTCAAAGCATGAACTGATAATTCTTCTCCTTGCTCTTTGAATCTATCGTATGCTTGTTTTGATTTACTCTTAAATTCTTCAGACCAATCTTTCTTGTTGATTTCAAGATATGTAGAAAACCTATTCTGAAGCTTTTCCCACTTCTCACTATCATTATATTTCACCTGCCCAAACTTTGCAAGTGATCCGATAGAATCTCCCAGCACCTCTTTATACCGCTTATACTGGTTAAGATCTTTCTGCATATTGTCCACCATTTTCTGTGGAAACATGCCTTTGATCCGGTTGTCAGTGATCACTCTTCCAAGCCCATCCATATACACGCGTTCCATCTGTTCCGGAAGTTCCATCTTTTTGGAGAATGCCTGATACTGATGCAGCGTATTGAGGTATCTGGCCTTTGCAGCCAGGATATCATCATTGCTTCCATCGCCTCTTTCAAGATTTTTTATGTAGGCACGTTGGCTTCTCATTTTTGTTTCCATTTGCCGCTGTGCTTGAGCCGCTTGATAGGCGTTATACTTACAACCGCGATATACTTTTTCTTCATTTTCCTTTTCATTCAGTTTTTGAAGTTTAATTTTTTTCTTTCCTGTCTGGATCATGCTGCGCTCCAAATTACTTTTGATGGAATCAATACTGTTTTTCACAGTTTTCTTTTTAGATTGCAGTCTGGAAATCTCAGCATCGATGGTATCGACCTGTCCTTCCAGTGTGCGGATGACTTTGGCATAATTGTCTGCCTTGTCTTCGATTTCTCCCTCGATGCCTTCCAGTGTATCTCTCAACACATCCGGATCCGCTTCTTCTGCCATCTCCATCAGATCCATATACTGACCGGTTAATTCATATAACGTTGACATTTACTTTTCCTCCTTTAAAATCATTGAGACCGAAGCCTCACTGCACGCCATCTCGTCCGCGATCTTCTTATTCGACCAGCCAGCCCGATGCAGCGCCAGTACTTTTCCACGGTCTATTTTCTTTCTGCCCGATTTCTTCTCGGGCTCTGCGGGGGGGGGATTGCTTTTCCTCCTCAGCTTCTTCCATTGCTGGAACAGGAAGCGGAATATCTGCAGTTACCGTCTCCGACTCCGGTTCTGGATCCCATCCTGGCGGCAGTTCACACTCCGATTTCTGGATACCCAGAAGCAGACAGATTGTTGAATCAATTATCCAGCTCTGCTCCTGGACATATCCTGTCAGTAGCTCCACCGTGTGCTGATCACGGATCAGGTCCTTATATTCATCCTTGGTCACCTGGACCATTCTTTCTTTACTCATCTTCATCCTCCAGACACTTGTATTCATCTTTTCCGCATTCCATCCGATCCAGTGCTTTCTCGAACCGGATAGAGAAAATCGTCACCAATACCAGCCAGATCAGCGCCGGTAAGGCCGAATGGCAGGTAAATAATCCAAAAATGGATGCGATTGTTCCTATTAATTCTCCTGTACTCATTTGTTACCTCCCGGAGTAAATAAGTCATCGAGAAACTTCCGCATACCTTCTTTCAAAAGCTGTTTTTTCGCTTCATCTTCCTTGTCAAGTTCCTCTTCACTCATAATCGCCAGTTTAAATACATCTTCCATCTCTTTATCTGCCACTTTTTTTCCTCTGACTTTTTCGATTTCTCTATGAATATGTTTTACTGCGTAAGTCAGCTCCGACAAAACAGTGACCTCATCTCCCATAATTTCCGCTTTTACGATGTTTCCTTTACCTTCTATTTTAATCATTTGCTTTTCTTCTCAACTTTCTGTATAATATTAGTGGTTATTTGTTTGAGTGCCGGAACGGGTGGCAGCCCTAACGGCACTTATTTTTATCCTGCTTCCATAAGCTTGTCCTCCTTTCCCCGCCCTCAGGCGGTCTTTTCCTTGTATGTCTTTTCAAAACCGATTCCCTCCATCGCCTGATCAACCTTTTGTCTGATCAGTTCCATAGCCCTCTGCTCTCCGATCTGTTCCGGAGAATACAGCTGACCATTGATGATAAACCGGGTTTCGCCAATGATCGGTTGCCCTTTCATGGGTACCACCTCCCTGTGGTATGGTATGTATGGTGTTGATTGGTTGTTACATGTTCTGATTTCTTTTCTTCTGAGACAGAAACTTTTCCACCTGTTTCCACTCAGGTGACCTTGATAATTCGCACCAATCGTGGCCGAGAAGTTCGAAAGACACTAGAACTGACGAAGCCTTTTGATTAATGAATCTTTTTTTCCATGTTTTAATTTCATACATTTTCTTCTACCCCTTTACTTTGTGTGGGAACGCTCTCACCAAATAATTGTATCTCTGACAAGGATCAGCTTGGACGAGCTATCGAAACCCTTGAAGAATACGACATCATTGAAGGCGACTATGTAAGTGGTTTCAAAATTTTGAAATTCCCTGATTAAAACTGGGTTTCAAAAATTTCATCTTTTGTTACGGTAAGGGTACATTTTCTTTCTGTGCAATTCATGGAAAATGCCTTTACCGTACTGCAGCGAATTCCATTTACCACCAGCGCCATTGCATCTACATCAAACATCACTCTGTGCAACGGATAATGACCGTCATTTGCCGGCGTGTTTATCGGGAAGCCGCATTTTGAACAATACTTTTCGTCTTCGTACTCTTTTACTTCATTACCGCATCTTGGGCATTTCATTTCTTTAATCACCACCTATTAATTGAAAATATTTTCCTGTTATGATAAAATTTCTTCATAAGGAGGAACTTAAGATGAACTGGACTACTTTCGGTCATATTGCAGATATTTTAGGCATTATAAGTTTTCTATTGTCGCTTGGGATATTTCGCAAAATATACACCAAAGCTGAAATTCAAAAGACAACATACGCAGAAGAACGTGACGCACTATTAGCGCATCTGATAGCACTTCAACAAAATATTTGGAACGATGGACTTACTTCTGCAGAAATCCAAGATACTTTGCAGACTAAAATGTTCGAGTATCAGATGAAATACCTTTTCATTTCATCTCCACGTTGTATTTTTCATGCTTTTAGGTGTACTCATCTTTTGAAGAATGGTATAACCAATTCAAACACTCATAAAATACGAAATGACATAAACTTTTTAATTGCACGTTTATCTAAGAAGGAGTAACTATTATGGACAAAGCTGAAATTTCTAAATTTATTGATAAAACCATATCCAAAACAAAAAAACACGAATTAGATTGGAAAGCAATCACTAACAATAATGTTTTAAAGCCTTTACCCACAGAAGCGAATACGCTTATTAGTAATTATTTTTGCGAATCACTTTGTACAAACGACAGTTATATTGCCAATTTCCGTACTGGTTCATTAGTGCTTTTAGTTTTTTCCTCAACCGTTCCTTCATTACTCACTCCACCCGATGGTTGTAAACTTTCGTTGCGTATACAGGATGAAAAGAGTAAATATGCTGTCGAGATATCAAATACATCTGATGATACTTTTAATGCGCACGAATTAATACGCCTGTATAATTTGATTGATAAGGATTCACCTAGTATTCAAACTTTGATTGACGATTTCCTCAATAGTTGAATATCTTTCTTTGTATCCTGTGCCAGCTTCTTTATCTGAGAGGCTGGCAATTTTATTTTCTGCCTCTTTCATAAGAATGAGTTCCAAACGTTTTACCCTGCGTTCTAACTCATCCTGCTTTCTACTTGCATATTCCCAATACCATTTTGGAATCCACATCGTGATCACCTTCTTATTTATCTTTTTCTTTTCCTGTTTGATCAGTTTTTTGGTCATTTTCCAGTATCTCTGATCTTCTGACCGCATAAACCACTCAAACGCATATCTATTGTCTCAGTTTTTCTCTTCCGTCTTGCTCACCTCCTACTCATCTGTTGCAAATAGGTAATCCAGTGTTTTACCTAGAATCCGTTTTATAAATAGTTGAATATTTTTTCATGTTATGATAAAATCCTTTCATGCTATTAGGCATGGAAGGGAGCGTGGTCTTTTTGACCAAACTTTTGACTTTGCCTGTTCTCTTAAGATGAGGTCTCATAAGTGGTACCAACGCACTCTAAACTGGTTAAATGTAGATTACTGATACGGCGTTACGTTACTCAGAGAAGGAGTCAAAAACACGCGAGACGGCACTCATTTAAAATGCTTCACCGTATTAAGTTCTCCTCATCATTTGTCAGCGATTAGGCATGTTGCAGAACCAAAACTGCGAAAGTGACAAAGTATTCCATAGAAACACTTGGCGTCATCTTGTGTGGTGAAAACCTGCAAAGTACATAGAGTAAACAAATTTGGCACAATGCTGGTAGGAATGACGCTCCTATCAGTATTTTTGTTTACTCACTTTGATGGTTTGCCGGAGCAAATGTCTCTGCTGGCAAGCCAAGCACTTCACAAATTCTGAAATACTCTTCTGCGCTCATCTTTCGTTTTCCATTCAATGTCGGACTCAACATATTCATTGGAATACCTGCTTTTTCAGACAAATACGAATACTTTATTCCGTTTTCATCTAAATATTTCTTCACTTTTAATCCAATCACTTTTATCGCCTCCTTTTGTCATATTTTGTGAAGTTGTTATTATATTATGTCATATTTCATGAAATGTCAATATGTTTTTCATGTTTCATGAAGTTTTTTTCTTGTATTCATGAATGACTTGTGGTAGTATCCTATTAAAAGGAGGTAGCGACATGAGTGAGAACATAAAGGAGATTGTTGCAAAAAATCTTCTCTACTATAGAAAGAAAAATAAGATAACGCAAAAACAATTGGCTGATAAATTAGGCGTAAAACATAATGCTATTTCTGCATGGGAAAACGGAGTTAATTCAATTGATATTGATACACTCTTTCAAGTTTGTCAAATCTTCGGAATTACAGTTAATGATATGTACAATATAAAGGAAGAGAAAAATCCGTATACAATTGCAGCGCATAAAGACGGAGCTGAATTTACACCGGAAGAGTTGAAAAAGATTGAAGAATACAAGAAGCTGCTCCTTGCAGCGCGGCCAAAGGAGTGATTCTTTTGACTTATGAAGAAATGCAAATACTCCATGATGATCTTAATATCGTTGAAATGGATTTATCTGAAGTATCTGGATTAAAAGGACTATATGTTAATGGTCATATTGCCATTAATGCCAAAATGTCTGACATCGAGAAAGCTTGTGTGCTTGCTGAAGAACTCGGACACCACTACACAACCTATGGAAACATTCTGAATCAGAGTGATACTTCCAATCGAAAACAGGAACTGCGTGCCCGAGCATGGGCGTACAACAAGCAGATCGGCTTACTCGGCCTGATCAGAGCCTATGAGCATGGCTGCCGGAACCGGTTCGAGATTGCAGAGTATCTGGAAGTGACTGAGGAAGTGCTGGAAGAATGTTTGATCTTCTACCGGAACAAATATGGGATGTGTAAGGCTGTTGATAACTATGTTGTTTATTTCATGCCAAATTTGGTGGTTATGAAGAAATTATGAAAGGAGAATTTTATGCCCGAAGATAAGCTTTTTCTAACATACAATCAGCAAATGCGAAAATTGAGGAATAATAAGCAAATACTTTGCAATGGATCGTCTCACAAAAAGATTTTGGTACGTGCTGGCTATTTTAATATCGTTAATGGATATAAAAATCCATTTATAAGTGGGTGTGATGAAAACGGAAACCATTCATATATCTCGGGAACATCCATCGATCAGCTCCAGGCAGTCAAAAAATTTGATGACCTCTTACGTTCCTTCCTTTTAAGGTATATCACACAAGTTGAGGAGGAGATGCGCACCTTATCAGGTTATAAATTTGATGAATGTAATGACAATGGAAATACTCCTTGGTACAGCACTGAAGCATACTCACCAAACAGATCTTTACAGGAAAAGATGAATGTTATTTCTAATGCATACAGTGAGCTGAGCAAGAGCCGGTTGGATTATGTTGTTTTCTATATGAATAACCATAAACAAATCCCCACGTGGATTATGTTTAAAGTTGTCAATTTTTCTACTTTCATAGACATCCTTAAATGTAGCAGAACTGACGTTACGCATTCTTTGTGTAATTTATATGGATTATATGACGAACGCGAATTACCTAATGTCAAACTTTTAATTGGAAGCCTTCATTGGATGCGGAAAGTCCGTAATTCCTGTGCACATAATGAACGGGTTTACTGCTTAACCAGGAAGTCTGACCGCCGCAGTAGTTCCGGTAGAATTATAGAAAGATACTTACGTATGCTTAATCCTGGATATATTCGAGATCGTGAACAAAAGTTGTTTGATTTGTTTGTCTATTTTAAATATTATCTTCCCAAAAATGAATACAGACAATTCATTTCTGAATTAAAAGAAATGTTAAATAAACTGCAAAGCAAAATTCATCCCCATGCATTTGAGTATGTTCGTGGTCATATGGGAATTCGCAACATAGAAGATCTAGATACATTACTCAATATTCCTAAAGATGATATCGAATATAATAAATTCGATAAAGAATGTAAATAA